TAAATTCAACATTTAATAGACCCCTGCGGCTTATATATCTCGCTCTTCGAAGCTCATCGCTCGATTTATTTAGCCGCTTGTTTTAAAAATAACTGTGAAGTGTTTTGAACGTAGCGAGCAACAATAGCGCCAAGCACTAAGCTAAATGAAATGTGAAAACCACAAACACCCGCGAGCTGTAAAACTGTTAAAGGAATATCACCCAATGAGTTTTTAAACTGATTAATTGCCGTATTTAAAGCAGTTAAAACAATGCCACTTGTAGCAAGTGTAAGACCCGCACCAGTTAAAATATTCTTTAGAAAGCCTTTTTGCAGACTGGAAAAGATCGTTGAAAGACTAGCCATTTTCTCGAACCCCTACACCTGAAACGATAAGAACAGCAGAAAAAGCACCAATTGAAATAACAACAGGTTTAAAATAAGTCGCAAAAACATCACAAAATTTAGAGAAATCTACAGTCCAAGATTGTGAGATACCGTGATAAGAAAAATTAGCTAAATTAATAGGTGCAGGACATTGAGTGCTAAATGAAACTTGAGTATCAATTTCTTGAGTATTGTTATTTTCAACATCAACTTGAGTATTGTCTTGAGATGGCTCTGAGGTAGCCCACTCTTTAGCAGCAGCCCAAGATTCTGAAATAGAAGTAGCCCACCCATCAGCTTTTGTATTTGCTGTTTCCCACCAATTTGTAAGCGTTTGAGGAAAAGAGATAACAACTTGAGCAGCTTCGCATACAACTGGTGCCCATCCGCAAAATGCAGGAAATTCTAGTTTTAAGTCGGTTGCTTCGGGTTTTGTGGGGTTTTGTGTTTGTGTGCCTGTAGCAGTGTTTGCTTCGGCAGCGGCAGCTTCATCAGCAGGTTTTGTAGATGCAGAAGCTTCTAGTTGTTGAGCAATTGGGCGAGCTTTTACATTATCTTTTTCAGCTTCTGCAACAATGTCAGAAGCAGCAGCAGTGGTGGCAACTTGAGCAGCAGCATCACCGCCTTGAGCGTTTGAAATTACTTTTTCAGCAACTACAGGGAGAGGCAAATATTTTTCTTCTGTTTCAACTTCACCGACTACTTTTCCACTAACAAGTGCAGTATCACCATTATTAAAAGTACAAGTTGCTGTACAGTCTGCATCTAAAGGACCTGTAGAAACAGATTCATAACCGAGTCTTTTTTTAATTGTTGCACAAAGAGCAGAGGCAGAAGTACCACCACTAAAACCACCCGCCGCAGAAAAAGGACGTGAACAATGGGAGTCGGTATTTGTTTCATAATAAATAATGCGATTATTAGCAGGATCAAGAACCCAATCAACAGCTCCTATCAACTGTTCAACAGCAACAGATAGAGCCAATCCACCTACACCTCTGGCTAGTACTTTTGCTACATTCGTTGCAGTAGGTGTAACTTTTGCTGTGCCTTTTTTTATGTAGTCTTTACCGTCAATGATGACTTGTTTTGTACCGTTATAGACAGTAGAAGCACCTTGAGCAATAGGATTAGACATAGTCCAACCGCCAACAGCAGCATTGGCATTGTTTATAAGAACAATTGGAGAAATGGCAATAACAAATGAAAGCAGTAATTTTATAAACTTCGAATAATTAGCCATACAGCCCCCAACATGATCAAGATCGGTATCCAATACAAAATGCTTGCTTCTTCCATTTGAAACTCCAAAAACTAAGCCCCGTCGAATAGAGCAATGATGGTTGTTTTGCCACCATCAATTTCAGCAGTAAGACCAGTTGCATCAATTGATGAAGCAGCATTAGCCATTGGTGAAAGAACCATAGCAGCGCCCAAAGTTGCACCAAGTCCATAAGTTGAAACATTACGTAAAGTTAAAACCCCACGTTTTTCTTGTACCGCCAGTTGATTTGGCATAGATTTCTCCAGTTTTAAAGTAGCTTTACAGCTTTTGAAATTATTGCGTAAGCAAGGAAAATGCCCGCAACAGTTAAAAGACTTCCCCCGATTTCAACCATCTGACTTTTGGTTATTGCCAAAGATGAAAGAAAACTAAACTCAGTCCATTGGACACATGTTTGTAAGCCGTTTATTACTTCAAATGATTCACAAACAAATGCCATTTTTTAAATCCCTAATTACGGTTTAATATTGTTTTGAACTTTTTCAGGTACTAAGTCCTTAACAATCAATGTTGTAGTAGAACCATTAGAAACTTGCTCAAGCGTTGCTTCAGCGTTAAACGGATAGCTAAGATTTTTAATCTTTTCAAAATTTACCGATGTACCCCATTTGATCGAAACACCCAACTGCCCTGCAAAGTTTTCACCCTCTTGCAAATCAGCTTGATAAAAAACAGTAGTCGAATCATAGGCTTTACCCTCAAAACTACCTTTTGAAGATTTAGCACCGAGTACAGTCATTTGTGTTTTAAATAGCATGGATAAATTCCCTATATGAAGGTTGATTGAGTAGCGGAACACCGATAAAAAGCGGAAATTCTTCATCTACATTTGTTTTAAAAATCGGACGGTTAAGACGTAAAGATTGCATTACAGTTGCATGAGAAAATTCAAGACGCTTAGGAACAACATCTTTATCAGACGAAATAAGATTCAAAAGCACATCATCACTGAGGATTTTTCTAAATTGACGTATGTATTTACCAAATTGAGTTTTTAGAACATCAATAGCTTTATCAAAATTAATATTGGCTTGTTTTTCAATAAGTTGACATTTTTCAGGCATGGTGAAATCGTTTAAACGACTACATAAAGCTTCAAGAGCAGGATAAGCACCCTTAAAATAAGAACTTGGAGAAAGCAAAACATCTAAAGGCAAATAGCGATCATGTGATTTAAGTTCAAGTTCTAAGCGTGTCCAAAGACTAAGCGAATCCCCTTCTTTCTTACCACGTTGATAACAGCGTAGAAATTTAGAGCTTTCACGATTACCAACAGTAAAAGTTAAACCTTTACCATTTATACGCTTCCAATCACCTAACTTATTGATTTCAGGAGTACGACCACCAGTGAAGAATAAAAGTTGATCATCCCATTGATCACACAAATCAACAGAAACAAATTCGCTTTCAAAATCATCAAAAGCAAGGTCTACACGATTAAGTTTTGGATTTTTTGCTTGGGTTTTTAAGAACTTATACAATTGCTCATTCCAACCTTTACGAGCCAATGCACAACCCGAACCATTGATTTGAACACGAATTCTTTGATTTGAATTACCGTACAAAACCATGCCTAAATTATCTTGTAAGTCATAACCATATTTATCAAAACGGATACCGCATTTACGTTTTTGGGAAATACCAAAGCCAAATATTTCAAAAAGTAATTGATCAAGCCAAGTTTCAATAGCATCACCAACGGCAAGGTCTACTTGTTCGCCAGTTAAATGAGAATATTTTTCACCAAAAGTACTGACACAAAAACTAAATGTGACCCAATCAATGCCAACTATAGAATTTTCAATAGGTGCACAAGTTAAAACTGGAATAACGCCCTTCGGGGTAGAAATTAATTTGTAATTATCTAAATGCCTTGGGAATGTCATGAATTCAGATTGAGTTTTCGTATCAGCTACCCCCATATTATAAAAGGGGGTCTCAAGGCCACTTACTGCCGTGTTTTTAGCGGGTATGGCTATTTTTTGTACAAAGATTTCAGCAATAGATTGGTCGTCTTTCTTCTTTGGTTTAACAAGTGCATTTTCAAATGAAGCGAGTTTATTTTTAACAATGCCATCAAGCATATTTCTTAGAATTTGAGAATCAGAAAGAGATACATCACGAAAAGCTGAACGTGCATAAATTTCGTGTGAAATTTCTTTTTCACCATCAAAGATTTCAGAAAGAGATAAATGCGAAGCGTCAAAAGCTTGTATTTGAGCAAGGATTGTTTTCATTATTTTTGCACCTCTTTAAAACATACAGAGAGCTTTTTATGGGCTTCAAGAAGTCGACGATATGCAAACTGGTCACCACAAACACGACATTTAAACCAACGTGTAGGCTTTGAAGAATTTTTAATATATTCAGGAAATTCACGTTCTAAAAAAGCCAAATCATCAAAAACAGAATAAATACCCATTAGTCTTCCCCAAATGCTTCGATCAATTCTGAATTTGATTCTTTATAAAGATTTGCGTATGTATCAATGACAGTTGCGTCATAAGACCAGTCATGAGCAACAGCAGCAAAATGCATTAAACATTTTTCAGTAGAAATTGCAGGAGTCAGAGATTCAAGACAATGCTGTCCATGATCTGAAACGATCTTTGCGACAGTGTCAAAAGCGACCTGTACAAATTCTTGTTTTGAAGAAAAATTAAGCTGACTCATTCTACTGTTACACCGTAACGTGTTTCATTATTTTGTAAATGTACCACTAATCACTGTTACAGTGCAACAGGTGTCATAATTACAATGAAACTTTCAAGGATTAAACAGATGTCAAACGAATCAAAACCCTACAGAGTAAATAGCGCATTTTTAAAGAAAATAAATAAAATGTGGCTTGAAGCAACAATTGAAACGAAAAGTAAAATTGAGGAGTCAGATGTAGTTAATACGACTTTATATAAATTTTTAGATCAAATAACTGTTAATGACATAAAAGAATATAGAAGAGAAGTTAAAGGAAAAGATGACTAATGATTGGGATAATTTGTCTGATACTTGGATTTATAATTGGATACATATATAGAGATTCTAGATCTAAAAAAAAAGAAGAAAAATCAATAAAATCAAAAACTAGAAACGTATATCTAAGTTACAACGAAAGACAGCGTGCAAAAATACGTTATTTAAATGATGTAGATAGAATCAGAGAATTAAACTTACTTTCACATAATGAAAGTAAGTTTATGCGCTTACTACAACACCAATTTTTAGAACATAAATTAATAGTCAAGGACAGACGATTTTATATAGCAGATCAAGACAACTACCCTATTGCTATATTTGAATACAGGGACGGCACAAAAGAATTAAAAGTGAAAGATATAGAAGATGGATTACCTGTATTTCTATACAAAGCAATTCTCTCCAGTGATGCAATTGCAGAAGATAAAATGGCGCTTGATGTCGCATAACGTAATTTTATGTTAAATAGAATATCCAAGACTGCGACCTACTACAGTTCAACTGTAGTCGCAGCTCAACATCGTGAATCTAGGAAAGTTTATTCACGATGTTGAGTAAGCTAAGTAACATAATATACGTTATGCCGAAATCCAACGCGCAATAAAGAAAAATAACTAAAGTCGATTTATTTGATGATCTAACTTAATAAAAAGTATCTTCAACCTATCTATTTCATCATGATTATCAATATCTAAGCCCTGAATATGTTCTAAATAACTTTCAAGGCATTCACGCATAAACAAATAATCATCTTTTACCAAAACACCAATTTTTCTGTTATAGCCTGTAGTTGCATACAAATGTCTTAAACGAGTCATATAAAATTATCTTTTACGACCAAAAAGAATCCACCAATGAGCAACAATAACAACACCAATAAGCAGACCTATAGCAAAAGATTCAAATAATTCATTCATAAATATCTCCAGTAGTTCGGGCGGAACACGCCCTCTGTTCATCCCTAGTAGATGCAATTTCTCGGATTTTGTAATCAGAGAGAAGAAGTTTCAAGATTTTGATTTCCCGATTCACTCGTAGACACTCGTTCTGTTGAATTCTTTTCTTGAGCAAAATAATTAAAAGGACGATATCCCGAAAGCCATTTTTTACAATCAATTTGAGAAACTGATTCCATGTAATTACCCTGCTGATCTACTGCCATTAATTTGCCACTGGAGAGCGTAACCACACCCGACATGCGTGGAAAATCCGTAGGCTGAACTTGTGGAATATGCTTAAATTCGTAGGGTTTCGATGGGTCATAAACAACAGTTGCAACACCATTTTCCGAAACAGATGCTTTTGATTTTGATAAATCATCGAACCATTGCACACATTCAGGTTTTTCAACATTGGCAGCTTTTCGACATTCTAGCGATAGATCCAAAACGTTTTTATCACTGGAAGGAGAAACAGAATTAGAAGAATCAGTAGCGGAATGATTAGAAGCAGCTTGAGTAACATTTGTTGTTTCCTTTTTGTCATCAGCACCAAAGAAATGACCTAAAAAGCCCGAACCACCTGATAAACCATAGCCCATAATAAATAAGGCAAACAGAATAAAAATACCGAAGCCGATTAAACCTTTTGGAGTTCGTTTTTTACTGGTATCAATTG